CTTGGCAGCAGGCTTGGGCGCTGCAGCCCTCGGAGCAGGAGTAGCAGCGGCAGGCTTGGCAGCACCGAACCCGCGCTTGGGCGCCGCAGCAGCCGGAGCCGGGGCTTCCTCCCCAGCTTCCTCAACCTCTGGGGCTGGTGCAGCAGGGGCGACCTGACGAACGGGAGCAGAGCGTGGAGCCGGGGGCGGCGCCGCTTTAGCAGGTTGAGTTTCACCAGTGATCTCCTTCACCTTATCCGACCCGAACAGGTCATCAACCGCACCCATGGTTTCCTCATCCAAGAACCCGCCGAACCCGAACTTCAGCTTCGGGAAGGACGCATCCGTGTCAAAGGAGATGCGGGTACGTGCGATCTCAGGCGCGATGCCGTGGACAGACAGTTCCTTCTGGTAGGCGTTCAGCCCCTTCAGCGCAGCCGGGGTCACTTCCAGCAGGTACACAGGGCCAGTGGCATCGTCAGCCGCAACCACGGCCAGACGCTTCTTGTCGGCACAAGCCTTCACTTGCTGACCGTTGGGCGTCACTTTGGAACCCCATGCGTTGTGCGGGCAGTTGGCACACAGGTCGTTCTGCGGGTTGGTTGAGTCCGGGTGGGGGCCAACGCCATCAAGGGAGTAGCAGTCAGGCGCCTGCGGTTCGCTATCCTTGTTCCATTCCTTGGCATACCAAGCCTTGGACAGACGGGGGTTAGCGCCGACGATGACCACATCAAGCTGCGTCTGGTTAAGCACAGTCTCAGCACCGTCTTCAACGATGCGGAAGCGTGACCCCTTGATGGAGATGCGGGGGAATTCACCACCGCCGCCAGAGATACCGCCAGCCAGGGCTTGTGCCAGGGCAGAGGGCTGACCCATACGCGCCGCAAGGTGCGCCGGGACTTTTACGTTAGCAGGAATAAGATTGCTCATGGGTTTCTCCTGTTATGAGCGTGGATATTTAAGTGGTTGAGCGACTTTAGCCATGCCGCCACTGCCGCCACTGATGGCACCGCTAGCGCCGATAGTCACAGTAGGGGGCACACCCATTGCGACCCGCGCTTGAAGCGTGATGATCTGATCACCGATCTCACTGACTTCTTTGCAGTACACCAGGGTGTTCTGATGTGAGTGATAGTCGCTGTGGGAAATGACAAACCCGTTTGAGATGCGGAACACCGACACGACCGGCTGGCCATTGTACAGTGCGTTGCTCAGATGGTTCGGCCTATCCGGTGCCGATGGTCCGTACACCTCCTTCTCTGCGTTACGCATCATGCGTAGCAGCCATTTGCCTATCATTACCCGTCCCCCTTCGCTGTCGGTTTGCGTACGTTCACTTCCAACTTGGTGCCGTAGTTCACGCCTGATGGCACTGCGCCACGGGCTTCAATGTAACCGCGCACTGCGGTTTTGCTGACACGGCGCTCAAGAAGATCAAACGCTTCGTTGTCCTTGATGTATACGAGCACCGCATCCCAGTCAGCCACATTGGCAAAGTCCGTGGTGGTCACGAATGCTGTGCCGTGGTTGGTCTTAAAGGACGTGACGCCTTGCACGTTAGCCTGTTCGAGAAGCCATGCTTCCATCTTTGACATCTTTGCCTTGATGTCATTGACCTTTTCTTCTGCTTCACGTTCGACTGCCTGCTTCCGCTGTCGCAGGGTAATGTACCCAGCGACAACTTGGTCAACTGTTAGTTCTGCCATTTGTCTACCTCGCTTGTTGTATCAATTCCAGCAGCAGTCCTTGTAACCGCTGCTTCCCCTTGAGCCGTTCGTACATCTTATGTTCAAGCGCAGTGGCTTCAATGTGGATGACGTTCGACACGTTACGCTTACCAATACGTTCAATTCGTCCGTTAGCTTGAACGTACTGCTCGTTGCTTGTCACTGGTCCGTACCAGATCACAGTACTGGCAGCGGTAAGTGTCAAGCCATGAGCCATTGTAGCAGGGTGCGCAATCAACACGTGCGGGTCACGCGCATCCTGAAAGTTCTTGAAGATGGTTGAACGCTCAGACGAACTGACCGCGCCGTTGACCACAGCAACTGACCATCTCTTGCTCAGCTCACGCTCAAGCATGTAGAGGGTGCCGGTCAGCGGGACGAAGATGATGACCTTCTGCCCCGCTTCTTCAATGATCTCATTCACAGCGTTGACACGCGGTGAACAGTCGAGTTCGACGTTGTTACCATCTTCATCATAAGCCACACCGCAGGCGATCTGAACCAGCTTCTGGACCTTGACCGCTTCGTTGACCGCAGTGATCGTGCTGCCTTCGTCAGATACCTCAGTCATAAGATGGCGCATCATGGTATCGTAGTGCTTCTTCTGGTCGGGTGTCAGGTCTACCTGTCTTGTCTGTATGATAGTGTCAGGAAGATCAAAACACTCGTCACGTGTGAAGCGCACCGCTGGGTGCAGGATGTGGTACACAGTCTCAACACTTCCTGGGCGGGGCAACCAACGGTACTGGCGTTCTTTATACATCACTTGGTCGCGGAACGCTGTGTAAGTCTGAGTGCAGTACGGACTATCAACCAGCTTCGCCAAGGCCCACGCATCAGTCGGTTCGTTGGGTGTCGGTGTGCCGGTCATCAGCCACAGGTGTGTGTTTGGGTTCTTGTCCATCCACTTCCTGAACACCTTGAACCGCGTCGTACCGGGGGTGCGTAGCACCGCAGCCTCATCAACGATGACCAGATCGAACATGCCAACGGTGTCGTCAGCGATGATTGGGAAACCATCGTGATTGATGATGAAGAAGTCAGCATCTGTTCTCAGCAACTTCTTCCTGCGTTCAGCCGTGCCGTGCAGCACCACGCCCTTGCGGTCAGGGAAGCCCATGAAGATGGCATCACCCCACACACGGTCGAGTGTGGACAGCGGGGAGATGATAAGCACCTTACCTATGCTGCCTGTACGCATGAGGTAGTCAGCCGCCCACAGGGCACTCTGCGTCTTGCCAGTGCCGATCTCGTTCAGCACCAGGGCCTTCTTGTGGTAGGTCAGGAAGGCAGCGGTCTTGCGCTGGTGCTCATACGGCTGGAACCGCCCGGGCCACTCATAGTAGTGCTCAATGGGTGACGGAGCTTCGATCCCGAGCCGCCGCAGGATGGCAACCTCCCGTACCTTATGCGGTACGACCACCACATCATGACCCTGCAGGTGCACGGCCTGAGCAGACGGTATGGTTTCCAGTACCCGGCCAGGATGGTTCAGCTTGAGAACAAGCGCCTTGGCTTTCTCAAGCACCAGCATCAGTCAAGCCCTTGGATGTAATCCCTTGCAGCAGCCAGCGTGGCATCATCATAGACGACAAAGCACTTGCCGCCTGCCCGCTCGATCTTTGCCATACAATCAACCTGTAGCTTGGTTGGTTTGCTCTTAACATCTGCCTTTACCTCTATCCCGACGAAATAACCATTCACACATACGATCCGATCAGGGATGCCTGCCCTGCCGAACGGCCCCGCTTGGGGGCTGAAGAACCAAACACCTAGTTGGTTCAACATCTTGTCAACTTTAGCCTTAACTTTACTCTCAGGTGTGGCCATTTTATACTCCTACTTTACACCAGTGTCAAGTTCACTTTGCGTAATCGCAGAAATCTTTACACGGGCAGTACCGGCACAAGCCACTTGGTTTGGCTGGCCAGTTATCCTTCTCTGCTGCCACTTCAATACGCCGGATGCGGTCGAGCAACCGTTCCCAGTACACCGAGGCATCCCGCTTGCGGTATATCTCCTTATCCGTGCTCATGTCCTGAGTCCACACGAAGGTGCTGGTCACCAGCTCAACGTCAGGATAGTGCGCGAACACCTGCAACGCGAACAATTCAAGCTGTGTAAAGTCCGGCCTGCGCTTGCCGGTCTTCCAGTCCATCACCACGGCGCTGTGTTTCTTCACAATCAACACGTCAAGTTTGGACCTGATCCACGCATCCGGGTCCCACCAACCTGTCGGTGTTAACCCAGGGTTAAGGGTCATCTCCTGCTCGATGTGCAGGTCACCCGTCCCCACCATGGCTTTGATCACACTGACCACGGGTTCTAGGTTAGCTACTTCCGAGGGTAGTTCTTCAAGCACCCCCTTCAGCCGTTCTTCCAAGAACTTGTGGATACGCTCACCGTGCAGGCTGGCCTCACCCCCCTGGTCCTTAACCGTCTTGGCAATACGCTGGTGGTAGTACCGAAGGGGGCAGTTCTCAAACAGCTTGATGGATGAGAACGAATGGCTGAGCTGCATTATGTTTCCTCGGGTTCCGATGCCATTGGTATAACATACACCCCGGCTTCGAGAAACATCTGCTTGGCAACCTCGAACTCCTCGGCTGGCATGTTGGTCTGCCCTGCCCCTGTGTACACCACCTGTATGCCAGCTTGGATGAGGGTGCGCGCACAGCGGGCACAGGGCTGATGGGTGACATAGGCATACCCACCGCGCAGCGAAGCACCCACCTTGGCAGCTTGGGCTACTGCGTTCTCCTCAGCATGGGCAGTCCACAGGTACTTGGTCGGTCGCTCCATGCGCTCAGGCAGATCACGCACTCCGATAGGGATACCGTTATACCCGCTGGCCACGACCACCTTGTCGCTGGATGTGACGATGCAGCCCACTTTGGTGCTCGGGTCTTTCGACCGTGTGGCCACCATCTCGGCCATGTCCATGAAATACTTCTGCCATGACTTGCTCACTTGCATTCTCCGTAGTTGGGACCATGATCTGCTTCACATGCCACGGGTAGGTCCGGTGCCCATGACGGTGGTGTTGACATGACTTGCACCATGTATGCCTTGGCTCCCTCAACCTCAGCTTCGTCACACAAGATCACCACTTCATCGTGAACCTGCAAGACAACTTTGTAACGCCGCCCAATGATAGCCATTTGTTCAGCCACGACAATGCGGGCCAGTGCCTGCACGATGTTCTCAACAACCTTCCCACCATAGATGCGGGTGAACTTGTCGTACGGCATACTGGCTCCGGTGACCTTGGCCTTAACCGTTTCGCGATACACACGTGCATCACCAGCGTAGGCGTACCCATTCCCGTACTGGGTCAGTAGCGGGTAGCGGATGAACAACCCGTTGGGTAGCGCGATACCTTCCTTGGATGTGACCAGTGTGGGCAGCGCATCGGATAGAACAAGCTCATCACCTTCAATGATCTTACTCAGTGCCGCGTTGCAGCGGTTCCACAAAGCGCCAACTCTATGGTTCTTATCCCGATACAGACTCACGATACGCATCGCTTCATGCAAATCAATCTCAACCTTGATCCCGCCCATACCAAGGGCAAGCGCGTCACGGAACTTGGTTGAACCCATGCCGTAACCAAGGCCGAGGATACAGGTCTTACCAACGAAGCGTTCTAGCTTGTCAGCCTTGGTCACCTTGCGACCGTACACCTCACTGGCAAACTCAGAGTAGATGTCACGACCCTCAGCAAAGGCTTGCACCAGATCGTTCTGCCCGGCCACCCATGCCAGCACACGAGCTTCAATCTGCGCCGAGTCACATGCCACCAGCATCTTACCAGCAGGCGCACAGATGGAACGCCGCAGCGCACCGCCACGTGGTAGGTTCTGTAGGTTCATCTTATCACCACCGCTGAAGCGGCCTGTGTGTGCGCCGTAGTAGTTAAGCAGGATGGGCAGGGTGCCACGCTCAGACACACCGAGCAGCGACCGGGTGCGGCTCTCCTCAATGGTTGACTTCACACCAAGCCGTGCGCCCACGGCATCAGCAACGAACGGGTTGTCATGTTCGAGCAGACCGGTGAAGTTCTTATCCGACTTGCTGAACGCCCATGCTTGCTTACCCGTGGTCAGGCTGGTCTTCGTCGGTGGGTCAATGCCAAGCACCTTGAGGTAGGTTGCGAACTTCTCATTGGACATGAGCGTTTCACGCGCTGCCTGTGGATCAAGGAACGCAGCGGCGTTACCCAGTGTGTTGAGCAGGTCTTCCTTACGCAGCACTTCATTATCAAGGTGCTCGGTCAACACGTCACGGTTAAGGGTGAGCGTTGGCTCAGTATACATACGCAGCGTCTGGTCGATAATCATCAGCTCACTGACCGGGAACCCTCGTGCCATCCTTCGGAACAGCTTGTAGGTAAGCTCCACATCATTGCAGCAATACGATGCGTACCGCTGCATCTCATACGTGGTGAAGTCAAGGCGGCGCTTGCCCAGTGCGTTCAGCACTTCGTCACCTTTCTCACCCAAGCGGTAGTGTGCTGCCAACATCTTGAGAGAACCGCCAACCATGACGTTGTGCAGGGGGCGAGCCATTGACAGGGTATCCAGCCACAGCTTCGGCTTGATGCCGAAGTGCCATGAGAGGATGGCACCATCGAACACGGTGTTGTGTGCAAGGATGGCCTTGTCGCGGTAGTCAAGTGACTTGAGGAACCTACCCGGATCAGTACCGGTGTACCAATCCGTAGGGTGGTCGTTGACCTTCACAGCTACGCCGATCACCTCGAACCGAGGGTCACGCACATAGGCTTCGGTCGTCATCTTGGATAGGCTGTAGTCCCTATCGTAGTAGGTCTCCATGTCTATAGTAACTATATCCATCACATGATGTCCTTATAAGATTCCCGCCGCACTATTAGACTAACTACTTTCTGGCTAACCCCATATTGTAGCGCTAGGTCTACCTGACGGATACCACCAGAATCATAAGTTGCCCTAAGTTCACGGACTTGTTTTGGGGTTAACTTTGCATTCGCGTGTTTTGATCTGGGTTGAACCTTACGCCCTTTATGGTAAGCATCCAGTAGGTTTGCTCTCATAGACCCTAAGAAAAGGTGCCTTGGGTTACAACAAAGTCTGTTATCACAAGTATGCAGGACAAAGCGCTTGTACTGCTTCGCCCTCCTTTCCAGCCTGAACCCAGTGAGCAGCGCCACACCACCGTAGTGTAGGTAGTACGCTACTCTATGAGCCTGTACATGCTTCCCATGCCACGTCAGATTCCCGTACCCAGAGCTAGTCCTAGCCCCCTGCCAATCCCAACAAGCGTCATCTGCGCCACGCGCAACGCGGCGCCAGAAGTTTTCGGGTGTGTTTCTCGGGCTCATTACTAGCGTATAGCAGGTCTAACTACACAGAGTCAATCGTTACTATGTCCACTACTTCACTCCCATCTTCTTTGCTGCTCGGAACGCAGCGTATTTGGCTTTGAACTCTGGGTCATTCTTAACCAAGTCAGCTATGAATTGAAGTAGCATATCCTCAGTTTCAACAGCCATCATCTCACGACGAACGGCCAGACGCAGTTGCTCGTCAAAACCTGAGCGAACAGTCACACCGGGTGGGTCCCACCCTACGGTGTTGTTAGTGATTATCGTTTTCATCTTGCTTCCCCCCTATCTTACGTATCTTCTGAACAGTGGACACTATCTCGCCATGTCGTTGCTTGCCGTGGTTACCAGCGATGATAACCCGTTGGCCTGTGTCGAACTGTGCGAAGTAGTGGTCCTTGGATTTAACCAGTTTGTATGGCACCGGACTTTCATCCAGTGCCAATCTGATCTTCGGGTCAAGCTTCATTGTCGTCGGGCCGGTGCTCGTTGGTGAGCCATCCACGCTTCATTGACTTTATCAAGGGTACGTTCAAGCTCAGCCAGCTCACGCTGACACGACCAGTATTCCTCAGTGTCTGGGTAAGTCTGCTCAATGAACTGCTTCTTTGAAGCGATCCTACCCATCAGCGTATACAGTGACACAGGCTTGTTGGTGTCAACCTTCTTCGGCTCACGGACGATCATCATCACCTCCCCCTCGCACTTCATATGACAATAGAAACAGGATGCAGCAGCCAGCGTGTGCCAGATGCGACAGGCCAGTCTCGGGATCACAACGCTCACCCCTCCACCATGCCCACATGTGGCGCATCAAGGCAGAGAACGGGCGGCTCCATGCCATGCCCTTCTCCCAGTTACGTGGTGCATACTTGGTCGCACCGTAGTCCAGTACCTTCACGATCTCCTCAACAGCATCGGATGGCAACAGATGATAGGGCAGCTTGCCCGTATCATCCTTACGCCCTTCACTCATCCCGGTCATCTGTCTTTCCTTTCTGCATGAAGTACATTGTCTTCTCAGCGTTAGCTATGATGGTTGATAGCTGCACGTTGTAGAATGTTGCCAACACAACCAGCTTCGATAGTGATGGCAGTAGTCTGCCCTGTTCCCAGCTTGTTATGCTGGTTTCAGAGAAGCCTGTAGCACCGTAGACACCTATGATCTTATGGCCGCGCACCTTACGCAGTGTACGCAGCACAACACCAAGTGCCTTGGCAAACTCAGCAGTATCTATCTGTATAGCCATAGTGCCAACCCCACAGCACAGCCTGTTCCAAAGAATGATGCCAGCCATATCAAACACAAGGCTATGATGGCATCGAGCTTCACGTTCTTCACTGCGTATCCTCCTGTGTAATAGCTAGCCTGTGGCCAAGTGCTTTGAACACCCGCTCAAGATCAACGATGCTGGGCACTGTGTCACCCATGCGCCAGCGGCGGATGGACCGCTCACTTATCCCTGACATCTTGGCCAGAGTACCAAGCGTCAGACCTTGGTCTTCTGCTAACTCAGAGATGAGGTGCACCAGTGTGTGCACCGTCTCATTAGCTGGCTTCGGTTTCATAGCCCTATCACCTCCACTTTCACTTTGTCTTTACCGTCCATCTTGATTGTGCGTGTGCCCTTGGCCAAGCCAACCAGTGTGTCGCACAGGCAGTACACTTCATATTGCAGGGTACGTACCTTGTACTCCAACCAGAGGCACCACACGGCCAACACAAGGCCGAGGATGACCAGCGTTGTCTCGCTCATATCGTCACCACCTCACCCCATGGTGCCTCGTCGTCACCGTTGCTGACCCACAGTACAGGATGCTCAGGTGCATCACCGAAGTCATTGCAGTACAGGTCTGTCAGAAACACAGTAGCAATAGGCTGGATGTCGTGCTCATCCATGAACCGGAACACAGGGCTGAAGGCTGTACCGCCACCACCATGAGGCTCGATGTGCAGCGTATCGTCACGACCGAAGCGGTCGTAATGGCACACCTTGCTGTCGAAGTAGATGATGTGCAGGGCAGACGGATCACCATCTTCCTTGACTGACCGCACCTCGGCAGCGAACTCATTCAGCACACGGTCGGTAATGGAACCGGAGCAGTCAATGGCAATGGCGATCTCACCAAGGCTCTCGCCTGTCACGCTGGGTAGATATAGCCCTTGTGAAAGGAACCGCCTGTTGGGCCGTGAGAAGCTACGCATGTCGGTCTTGCACTTCTCAACGAACCTACGCAGCACATCACGCCAGTCCACCTTGGGATGCAGTGTCTCATCAATGAAACGCTGCATGTTGGCAGACAGTTTGCCCATCATCTTCGCAGCCTGCGCTGCCTGAGCAACCTTTACTCGCCACTCAGCCTGCTCCTGTGCCTGCTCAGCAGGGGAGCCTGATGCGTCTTCGATGTCAGCACCGGGGCCACCGGGCGCACCCTCACTACCTTCCGGTAGGATGTTGTAGATACCATCACTGGTGCCACCACCAGCATGATAGATGTTGCGGTCGAGGCATCCGCCTTCGATGAACTTACCGATCTTCTCATCAATGAGAAGCTGGTTGATCACATAGTCAGCGGCCTTGTTCCACTTCATGGGGTCACGACCATGCCGCCGGTACACATGGTCAAGCATGGGGTGGAAGCACTCATGTGCCACAAGGAACGTGACCTGTTCATCAGTCAGGGTGTCAAGGAAGTCAGGGTTGAACCTGATCTCCTTGCCGTTGGTGCAGGCAGTCGGGATGGTATCATCCAGACGCATTGGCATACCGAGGGCTACAGAACCCACGAATGGGTGCTGTAGGATAAGCCCTGTCTTGGCCTTGGCCAGACGCTTCATGTGATCCATTACAGTACCCTCAGAACTTCGACGCCATTGCGGATCGGGTCACGTGTCGTGAGGTAGTTACCAGCGCCCCACATCTGGCCAGCACGTGACGACACAGACGACTGCAATGACTTCAGATCAAAGTCGCCTACAGGGATGATCACCTCATCGCCTGGACCCATGGTTGTAATATAACCAAGGACGTAATCACGCAGGGCATTGTGCGGGTACTTGTGTGGCGCACGTTTACGCACCTTCTCAGGCACTGGTGCAGCAACCACAAGGGTGCCGTACTCTTTGCCGTCCGGTGCAATGATTTTGTATTGCACACCAAGACTATCAATGCGCTTCAGCGCGTCGATAAGAACTCGGTTCTTCAGCTCGGTCCACTCAGTCATTGTTCATTCTCCTTTTATATGCCGCTCATGAATGAGCGCATCTTGTCCATGATTTGTTGTGCTTGGTCGGCAGTGTCCTGTCGCAATGTCTGGTTAGCCCTGAGTGCGTCAGGGTGATGTGATGCCAGCTTTGCTTCTACTTCTTGTCGCATTGCTTCAAGGTTCGGATCATCGTTGAGGTTCAGCCTAGGCAAAAGCTCGCACAATTCCTTGGCATGATCAATGAGGCTATCGTAGATGCGCCCTTTGGGATTACCAAGCTGCTTAGCTATATGCTCAACACGCTCGAACAGTCGTTCCCAAACGTCACGAGTTGCTACGGCTTGGGCCTGCTTGAGACGGGATGAAACATCATCCTGTAGGCGTGTCAGTTCATCGCTTGACAGTTCGGTGCGGAAGTCCGTTGACGGGACAGGAAACACAGCCATGTCAATCTTAAACTTATTCCTGATATCGCGCTCATCAGGGTAGTCACTATCCATATACATATTACCAAGAGCGCGCTTAGCTTGCAGCTTAAGCGGTGCGTAGTGATGCACGAAGTCAGACACCACGCTCTCCCACTCTGCCTTGGCAGTACGGAACTTGGTCATGAAGTTGAGGTAGTTAGCGGAAGGTAGAAGCTGCGTACCCTCCATGCCCCAAGGCAGCGTGTTGGTGTAGAAGTCCTGACGAATGGCCGCGCTCTTGGCGTGAACCATATCGAGGTAGTCATTTGCAGGCAGCAGGGACTTATTGAACCTACCCGCATCGCTGCTGGCATAGTTCATGGTAAGTGCCTGTTGCGTTACTCGCTTGTCATACTTACGCGCTGTCCATTGTGAGATGGACAGTTGCACCAGCAAAGCGCGATCACTTAGGTTCATCGTTGTTCTCCTCTACATAGGTTTTGTTCAGTACTAAGCTGTTGATTAGGGATTGGGAGACGCCGTAGCGCCTCGCCAATCTACCCTGTGACACGTTGCCCTCAGCATAGACACGCCGTATCTCACGTGCTGTCTCAGGCGTTAGCTTGCTTGTGTATGTCCGTCTCATCAGAACAACACATCTTGATGCTTGACTGACCATTGCGTAAACGCTGCCGTACTAGCAAGCGCAGGGTTACGCTTCGCTGCCTGACTGATGGTGAGTACTGAGAACTCAGGCGGCATACGCTCAGCATAGGTACACACTCTGGCAAAGTTACTATCAACAGCGCGTGTAGCCAGTGCACCAGACAGGGCATAGAGTGTCGCCGGGTCAGTCGGTACGTCAGCAGTATCGGGATGCAGCAAGATAGCGTCAGGGTTAGGCAGCTTACGGAAGATACGCAGGAACCCCACGAACTCAGCCGCTGCACCCTCACCTACAGCACCCTTGAAGCACTCGAACTCTGCATCTGATGGCACTACACCAAGCACAGCAGAGACACCCTCAACCCATGACCTAGGCGTTGGGTTGCAGTCACGCTGAGCATCGAAGTCATGCAGCAAGCCCGGCCTAAAGCGCAGGAAGCTAACGACCTCTGGCCTTACACCATTGCTCAGCATCCATGATGAGCTGTCATCAAGGTGTGTCTCAAGCTCAAGCACAGTCTCACGATTACGAAGGTGAGACAGCACCCTGTTAGCCCCTGCGCGGTCACTCTGCCTGTTGCCAGTAGAAACTACAGTCCACCCATCTGCCATGGGTACACCGTGCAGCGTCCTTGCCTGACAGATGTTAGCAAGAACCTTTTGTAGATCAGCACTTGCTTGGTTGCGATCATCGAAGCACAGCACACCACCTTCAGGCGTGTCATACTTGCTGCCCTTGGCAGGGAACCAGTCAGGGATTTTATAGGTCAGGGTATCGGCCCCCAGGTATGGGATACCGAAGTCCTCAACCAGCATGGTTGGCATATGCCGCTCGATGTATTGCAGACCTAGATCATGCGCTACCTCGTGGGTAATGGTGGTCTTACCACCCCCCGGCGGGCCTTCAATACATACTGTACGCTTGGCCTTGATAAGAGCGGCAAGCGTTGCCTTCATAAGCTGTGGTCGCATGTGTTCATCCATTCGTTGTTACTGACGGGCCTCGTCAGGTGCAGCATGACTGCACTACACAGGGGGTTGGACCCTGTGTTTCGGCCTGTTACAGTTGGTGTGCCTTCTCGTGGATGGCATTGATGATACCGGCGACTTCATCACCGGACCAACCCATGAACATCATAATCATCTCGGCCACACCACGGATATACTCGGGGTGTACTCCATGCCCGTCACCACAGAGGACAGCAGCACCACCCACGGCTTGGTCAAACACTTCTTGTGACTGCACAGGAAGGTTCATCTCCACACGTTCCAGGAACGTCAGTATCTTCTCGCTCATTTGTTCTCTCCTCAATGCTTGCGGTTGTAGTTGTTAAGCACATCCTGAAAGTCATCAGCCGTGATGCCGCACTCTTGCAAGATGATGGCTGCTACCTCTGGGTTATCCCACACAAGGTCCTCAAGGGTAGGGCCAAAGCCCTTGGCACTACGCGCTGCCTTGGTGACTGACCTACTCCAGTCACCGTAGTCATAGGACAGGTCGTGGTCTGAGGTGTCACGCAGTACTGGCAGGGCATTGATATCAAGCGCACACAGACGCTCTAGCAGCCATGCTGCGAAGGATACATCAAGGTACTCTGTGGCTTGGTGAGCGTTGTAATAGCCAACGCTGATGTTGGTACACTCAGGGATAAGGTGAGTGTAGTTAGCCGTATCGGTAAACGTACCGCCAGTATCCAAGCCATATGATCCGCCAAGCTGATCAGCAAGGGCATGAGCAAACCCATCAGAGCAGCACCTAGACCCTTGGTGTGTGATGATACTAGTGGTGCCACGCCTGTCGAAAGCAATGGCATACTTGATGCCATCCAGTAGGTCAGGCACTTGCTTGGCGATGTAGTCAGAACCTAGACCACCCACCTCCTCAGCAGCATGAAAGATGTACAGACCCGGCACATTACGCCGGATCATGTTGACCATAAGCCACACACCTACAGTGCAGTCAGCACCAAGACAGGATGCCTGAGAGGTCTCGTGTAGTGACAGCAAACCGCCACCGTAGATGACCTTCTGTGTGCCAGCAGTGCGGTGCACAGTGTCAGTATGTGATGACCACAGCACGGGGTGGTCAGTGAGACTACCTACCTGCAAGATGCGGTTACCCACCTTGTCGATGACCATACCGGGGATACTGTCAAGATACTGAGCACAGAAGTCATCGACAGCCTTGGTACCTGCCGGACGGCAGGTAGTGTGCATGGTAACCAGCTCACGAATGGCTGGTGTGGTGAATGTTGGTGCCTTGGTGAATGGCTTGGTCATAGGCTTGGTTGGCTTGGCTGGTGTGAATGTCATTGTCCTGTCCTCTCTCATGCTGCCAGGGCATTATTGAAGTCGATTACGTGTTGGTTGTGGTCGTTGATAGTTGGGCTGGTAGGTGACAGCTTGAACTTGTCACTGTCGTCACTGTCGTCACTGTCGATTTTCGCGGCACAGTCAGTGCACACATACTCACCATCGTCGTTGTGTGTGCTGCTCATGAAGTCATGGGTGTATGCTTCACCACAGTCAGGGCAGGTGAAGTAGTCTTCACGGGTATCCTCTGCACACCATGTCTCAATGATGATGGCACCACGTGAGGAGCGAGTAGTTACATCTACCGAGGTGAAGTACCGGTTGTCGTAGTAGGTCTCAGTGTGTTCACAGAAGAACGCATCACCGTCACAGGCATCCTGCGACCATGTTTGTGTCATACGCTGACGGTTCTGGTCATTGTACCTGTACCGTACCATGGTGACGACTTCGTTGCTGTCATAGTGGCTTGGGTATGTCTCCTCAGTACGTTCACAGAAGAACGTGCTGTTCTCATAGCAGTGTTCACACCATGTAGCACCCTGCACATCATGGGATTCATCATCATCCATACCATCACCGCAGTTATCGCAAGTGTAGCGTGATCTGCTGTAGATATATCCACGTGTTTCAGTAGCACTGTAATCGCCACTACCAACGATCTCGAAGTAGTCGCCATGGTCGTCAACATACTGACAGTCACCATCGATGTAGGGCATGACAAACCTAGAACCGCCATTCATCTCAATGCGGCGCAGCCTTGCACCACTGAAGTCATCATCACGAGTAAAACCAGCAGCTTCTAGCTTCTCGCGTAGTGTGATACGCATGGTCTCACTGGTGCCGTACAGCCTGACGAATGTCTCCTTGTCAGGCCATACCAAAGCACGTGCCAGTACCTTGTTAGGGTTGTGAGGGTCACGGATATAGGCAATAGACAACGAGTCACTGCGTGACCCTGTGTAGTACACAGCAGCAGGGTGTACTGGTGTGCCATAACTGTCGGTTGTCTTGGCCATGCAGCTCACATGTAAGCTGCTTTCTGACATGACTTCCTGACCCTCATAGGCAAAGATGAAGGCTTCCTTGGTCTGCTCAATGGTCAGGGTATAGGTATCTGCTGCAAACTTACCAGCGATAGCACTGATCTTGTCACCCGGCATCCAGTCACAGTAGCGGGCTAGATACTTGGATACTGACAGCTTGAGCTGTAGGTCTAGTTGACCCTTGGTTGGGTTCTCAGTGAAAGCTAACATACCATCACTAAGGGTAGAACCCTGTGCCAAGTGGACAAAATGTTCAGTCTTGCAGTAAAGTTCGAACCAGCTTGGCACTGGTGTATAGGTACCGTCCTCCAGACGGGTGCGTTCTCGTTCCATCCATGAGTTATCATTGGGGTCAGTGATAGCTTGGATACGAGTACGGAAACTATACATACCACGAGCTGCAACAGCATCTTGTGCTGTTTCGTATGTAAGGTTGTTGACGGGTTCATTGGTGTCAACATTGATAACTTGATAGGGCACTGTAAGGTCTCCTCATTTGTTGGCTTGTGTGCCAGTGGCTAAGCCGGGATCGACCGCCGGATTGAAACTTAGCACGGCCCGGCCCGGCGGTCAAGCCTGACCGGATAAATGCTTACACAATCTATTTTTCGGGGAAATAATCTAAGTTTACACTGTCAAGTTCTTGAAAAATAGATTATTTTTATCGTGTAATACCAATGGGTTAGCGGCAACAATCTAATAATCTATTTTGGAATTTGTAATGTTGAGGTTTTTTATGGGGGTATAGTAAGTTTACGTAAAGTTATTGGGGAGAGTGTAAAGGGTAGTAACTTAACGTATGTTATAATATAACGCCATGGGGGTCGCGTGAAAGGGCATTTGAGTTAGAGTTAGATTGTATTTTTAGATTGTGTAAAGAAGATTTATATATATATCAGTGGCTTACCCGATTGGAACTTGACATGGTTGTAAACCGATTTCCTTAACTATACAGGAACCCCTGTCAAGTTAGATTTATTTGCGATAAGTTTGGTCTAACTTAACAAGCTAAGTCATTGATATTGCTACAATCCGTACAATCTATTCGCGTATCTAACAACTATATGACGCCATTTGACAGTATTTCATGTCGCATGTGTGGCACCTATAGGCCCCCGACGTATGGCGAACGAAGTGAGCATCAAAAACAGCAAACTTAACACAAAGAAAAAGCCCTGAGCTTTCGCCCAGGGCCTTGGTGGTTCAGTCCATCAGTGTCTTGTCTTGGTCGGCTGCACCAGCCCAGCCTTGGCACCACGCATCGTAGTAAAGAGGACCGCGATTTTCTGCATTGTCGATGAGGCATTGCACCTCATCGTCAGAGAGGTAGAGGGCTGAGCGGTAATCCGCCCAGCCTTGGTTATATGCTTCGCTCATGGTGTCACCACCAGGGCCAGCCAGAACAAGCCACACATGCAGATAACCACCAGAGCCTTGCCGATGATCTCCGCGCATTTAACAAATAGGTCCATTGTCCATTCTCCGGTTTGAGGAAAGTGGCGGGGCTTGCGCCCCGCCTTAGTGTTAGAGGTAGACCGTTGCGCTAGCCTTGCCGCCTTTGCTGCCACCCTTGGTAATCTTGAGTTTGGGTGCCATGAAAGAGCGGCCTGCTTTGGTTTTTACTCGGCAGGCGACTAGCTCAACCCTATCTGCTATCTTGGCATAGGCCAGGAGCTCTTTCAGCTTCATATCCTTTGGCGGTGAGTCGGGAAGCCCAACGTCGAGCCAGAAGGTATAAGCTTTGATTGTATCATCCGCTTTCAACGTAGCGGCCAACATCTTGAGCATGTCAGACACGTTGCTGGCATTCCAGCTTCCTGCCGCTCTGGCGACCATTTGCCAGCCGCCTTCAGAGTGCTTCGCCCAAGACACATTGCCTTCATAGAGAGCCATTGTTCAGATTCCTTTGAGAAAGATCAGTGCCGAAGCACCATCGCTTCGACCCCATTATTAAGACATATCTGGCCGGGTTTGTCAAATCCCGCCTGCCGCCGGGGCTTTTTGCTTGGCGCTTTGTCGCGGCAAGCAGGCTTGGCCGGGGCCACTTGGACAGCGTTTTTCTAGCCCCCCCTCTGTGTTCTAAACCGCTCAAACCACAACCCAAAAAACCAAGATGTTAAGTTTGGCATACCCCAAAAATTACACAGCCCCAAAAACCAACGTGTTAAGTTTGGAGTAACAAGCGAAAGCCGCTTGACACCCACTCAGCCGCCCAAATATCTTACCCCTATGCACATCGCACCTCACGAACCCACCCGATGGACCGAGAGACTGGCGTTTGACATCGCCCTTCGGCTTGAGGGGAGCGGTGAAGATGTCAATGAGATACTGGATCGGCACCAGTTGAATGCTTCTGCCCTACTGGTATTCAACAAAGACCCTGTTTTTCTTCGCCAAGTGGGCAAATTCCGTGATGAAATCAGGGATAAGGGTGTCACTTTTCGCCTAAAAGCGCGTACACAGGCCGAAGAATTGCTGAAAACATCGTGGGTGTTGATCCATAGCCCCGATGTGAGTGCTGCAGTGAAGGCTGATCTCATTAAATCCACTGTGAAGTGGGCCGGGTTGGAGCCAAAGGGCGATGTCAGCGCCGAAAACGGTGCTGGTGGGGTCCGAATCACCATCAATTTGGGCGGTCAGGAGCTTGGTCAGGCTACAGTAGTGGAGTCTGAGGCCAGTGAACCTGAATTCGCGGAGTGAATCCTTCCTGAGTGCCGGTGAGGGCACCCTTGAGACCACTGATCCACAACAGGCCAAGCGGTTTGAGCAGGAACTGGCGTCCCGAGGGGTATCGTACATGACACAAATCACAAAAACCAAGCGCGACGGGCTAAGATATGTAATTAAGCTGCTGGGCAATCACCTATGACGGAGGATGACACCGATGGCTATCTATTCCACTGCGTACCGTGCAATGACCTCAAAGATCACGTTATTGATGATGAGGGTTCGTGCTGGTGTAAACCGGTGTTTGACACTGATTACGAAATATTCATCCACAATAGCGCAGATGGCCGTGAAGATTACGAAGAAGGTCGGCGCCTACCTCACTAGGCGTACCAACAGGGGATGAAATGGCGATGTCTGCTTTTACCTTAGAGTCCATGTTTGAGGCGGTCTATAAATCCGTTGTTGACGCAGTTCACACTGTTCAGGATGCGTCTTGGGAAAACACGAAGCAGCAGTACTTCGACCAAGATAGCGATGGTAATCTGGTTCCCAAGACAGCTAGAATGACATTGCCGCACATGGAGGATGGAAAGCTGGGACTTAAGGCTTTTGACATACCATTACTGACGCTAGCAAAGCATCAGACGATCACGGTTGATGAGATGACCATGGCATTTGATGTTGAGCTGCGGTCTTTAGATAAAGCTGACAAGGAACAGGGTCTTCTTGCGGCGATGCCGAGGGGGTTTATATCGCGCTACCCAACGGCTAAAGTGACTATAAAGTTCAAAGGTGGAGAACCTTGTGAGGGGTTGATGCTTTTGAACGATAAAGCGCACAGCGTCCTTCCACGATAACACCCACGAAAGGATACCAAGATGGCAGACCCGCAGCTTGTTAATATGTCAGGCCAGTTCTCTGGCCTGCCTATGAGCCAGCTAATCGGTGGGCCGCTTCAAGCGGCTTGCGATGCACAGAATATGTTGTCAGCAGCTACCGCCAACTTCATTAAGGATGTCGGTCTTCAGTCGAATGCGAATGGTGAGCTGACGGCTCGCACGGTTGACTTCAGTTTTGACCGGGCTTCGGCACCTGACCCCACGACGGGTCAGACCAAGGTTGAGACGGTGGACTTGAAGGTGCCGCTGCTTGCCATTGTCAACACACCGAACCTGAGCATCAAAGAGGCTGAGGTTAATTTTACTATGTCGGTGTCTTCGTCTGACAGTTCGGAAAGCAGCCAGGATACCTCTGGGACCCTGAGTGCTGAGGCCAAGCTGAACTACGGCATCTTTAGCATGAAGGTTAAGATGACCGGTTCTGTGGCAAGCCACTCATCAAACACTCGTAAATCGGACAATTCTGCCAAGTACGATGTGCGTGTGCTGGCCCGTGACGATGGCCCGCCGGAAGGGTTGATGAAGATGCTGGACATGCTTCAATCGGCTATTACGCCTATCCCGGCGTCTTCGGCGCCTGCTTCGTAAGTGTAGAATGTTATAATGTTTCGTCGGTGGAGGGGCGGCGCCCGCCGCGTTAAGTGATCCATGGCATTAGAGATCGACTACACACCCCCACCGACGGGACGCAAGTTCATGGCCTCGGACGCCCGTATGCGCGTCCTTATGGGACCAGTTGGTTCTGGCAAGTCCGTGACATCTTCTTTCGAGATCGTACGCCGGGCAACGATGCAGCGGCCAGACCAGAACGGGCGCAGAAGGACCAGAGCAGCCATCGTTCGTGAGACGGCAAGGCAGCTTCAGGATACCACGATCAAGACCTTCCTTGATTGGTTCCCGCCGGGTCAGTGCGGGGAGTACATGCGAACCACCAAGACCTACTTCTTCAGGGTGGGGGATGTTGAGTGCGAGATCATGTTCCGGGCACTGGACGATGCCGACGATGTGGCCAACCTCA